TCCACCGCCGCCTGAATCGTGTCATAATCCCCGCCCGACTTCGCAACAGTTATTAAATTGCCACGCCGATTCTTCCGCAAATAAAAATCAGTCCCAACCCCAGACCAAACCAAAGAGTCGGAGGTGTTCCCATCCGCATAATTCTTGACATTGACCCGCTCTTTAATGTCTTGCTCCCCAAAAACCGAATAAACATTGTCAGTGCCGTCATTCAACCGCACTGTCTTGCCTATAAGCGTTTGCCCAAAAGCGCGCCCGCCCACGCCCCCAAGAGCAAGCCAAACCACCGCCACAAAATTCAAAACTGCCCAAATATATTTCGCCGTTTTATTTCCCATCTAAAACTCTCCTTGTCCAAACCCAGCCATTTATCGCCCCATGACCGCCGACCGCCTTAAAATGCACAAATAACGCCTCCGATGCCGTGTTGACCGTAAATGACCCATACTTGGAATTGCGCCTGTCAGTCTCCGCACCTGTTGCCGTCAGCGTGCAATCAATATAATTAGCCCCGCCTGTTAAATACTTTTTATTGGATACCCTTATCGTGGTCGAGCCGGTAATTATCCCCGACCCGCTGTAAAATCCAGCACAAAGCGAAACCCCCATAACCGTTATTTTTCCAGCACCGCCCGCCGCAAAAGCCCCGCCACTTTCCTGCGCACCAACTGGTATTACAAGGTAATAATCCCCGCTCTCTGTTGCGGGCTGGTCTATGCCCCCTTGTAAATAAAAATGATATGGGCAAAGCATATTATCAACTGGCACAGCTTCAGGGTTGCCATCAGAGCGTATCCCCACCAGCGAAACAATGCCTGTGAAATCCTCCATCGCTGAAAGATTATCCCCATCCAAAGTCGCAACATAAGATGCAGGCAAAACTTCCGCAAAATCTATTCCGCCGCCATCTTTTCCTGTTAGGGTTCGATAAATCGCCATTTATTCCCCCGCCTTTTCCCCTTCGTCTTCTTCAACCTCCACAGCCGCCGCCGATTCAGCCGCAACCTCACGCTTGCGAACCACGCGCACAATGCCGCGAACTTTCATCTTAATCAAACTCGCTATTAGCCCGCCAACATCCGCCGCAACACCCACATTGACACGATAAACCTCAACCATATCGCCCCGCGCATAAAGCAAGCGCGCCAACTCCAAATGCGCCCCAGAGCCTATCTCGCCGCACAACAAAACGGCAACACCGCCGGATTCATTATCCTGAACGCGCGCGAAGTCAATAATGCCCCCCTCCGCCTTGAACTCCGCCGGCGGAGGGAGGTTATCGTGTTCCCCATCCCATGTTGCGATTGCAAGGGCTTCCTTTGGGGCTGCATTAGAGTAGTATCTTATCGTTTTCATAAATTACCCCTTAAAAGGTTTGTTCATCATCAACTTGCTTTTTGTTCCAGCGTCAAAGACGTAACGGAAACGGTATCGCCCGCGCCAATGACAAGAGATGTAAAAATAAAATCGCCGCCGCCGCCCTGCCCCGTGCATGTGCATGTTATTACAGTATTATGCGATGAGTCCCTCAAAAGCCCCGTTGCAACAGTCCCCGCAAGCGCACTTGTATCATCCGCTATTGCATTCGCCGTTGCCTTGCCGTTTGACGCAGCACTAAAAGCCGTTGCCCCAAAAGTGCATATCGCTATCTCGTTCCCGCCCGATGTTTGAAACTTTATATCCCCATTATTCAAAAGCGCGGTAACCGAATTAACCGACGTATTACGCGCCGTAGTTGACAAAGTAGCCATATCCTAAACCTCCTCTCAAAGATTCTCAATCAAGATTAAATCGCCGACCTTTACGTCAGCCTCCGCAGGCAATGACAAAGACATGCGCGAGTCGTGAATTATTGGGTCGCATTTGATTTGACTAAACTTTGAATATTCCAAGTCTTCATCACTCCCGCCCTGACCATCGGGCAGGCGCACCGGGCGAGAACGCTTCACCGTAACACGGTTTAGGTTATGTTCAAGCATCGGTGCGCCAAATGCCCGGAAATACTCTTCCGTTGTCGGGTTAGAGTAATTGGTCATCTCGCATTTTCCTCCTTATCACCTGATAAAGATGTAATACATTTTCAGCCGCTTGCCCGGATTTTGGTCTACCTTGCCGATAAACGAGCCTGTTCCGGGCGTTGCATACCACCACGTTGCGCTTCCGGGAGTTATTGCAGGCGCAATTATTACTGTCGAGTTTGCCGTGCATCCAGTGAGCGTAACGGTCGTGCCTGTTGTTCCTGTATCAATGAAAAACGTTCCAACGTTGACCTGCGTTATTGTCGTGCCGTTGTCGGTTAACTTGACCCCGCCATTTAGTTTTGCGCCAAGCCCAAAAGATGTCGAGTTGGCAAATGTAACGCCATTGTTGAACGTTGTCGCGCCATTGACCGTTGTTGCCCCGTTGATGGTATTTGTTCCGCTTAGCTTTGTCGCTCCTGAAAGATTTGCCGCGCCAGTAACGTTTGTAGTGCCAATAAAGGTTGTTGTGCCGTCATAGCTAACATGGGCTGTATAATTCACATTGTTAATGAACTTCGTATTTTCGCGCACAATCTGCCAAAACTCGTCTGCCCCTGTTGCCACTATCGTTATCGCACACGCCAAAATAAGCGCGCCCGCGATAAGGAGAGTTTTGTTTCGTTTATTCATTTTCTAAACCCTCCATTAATTAAGTTGTAATGTTGGAAAGCAGATGCCCACATTCCTTGTAAAGCACCTTCTCCTGAACGTCATGGCGCACACGAATTATTTTCGCGCGAACTGTCGGGTCAATATATTCCTCCACAGTCCCGCCGATTTCTGAACCGTCTTCCGACCAGTGAATTGTGCGCCCAATGCAAGGCTCTGAAATGTCATTCGTTGTTGCAACACGCGCAACCATCGCATATTCGTCATCCCAGATGTCCGCAATCGTGGCGTCCTGCCCCTCTAATGCCGAGTCATAAGACCCGCCAGCAACAATTATTTTGGGCAAGTCAAAAACCGCCGAAAGCATGCCAACCGTTATATCAGACGCCTTTGAAGGATTGCCCGCGCCCTCTGAACGAATCGCATCCATAATTTGGTCGCACAGCCGCAGATTGCGGAAAACCTTACGGTTGATTATCAAAGCATTCGCCCAAAGCCCGCTGTTGGAATAAATTTTGCGCACAGCATTCTCGACATCGTAAATCGGCGTTGCATTCGTATAGTCATCCCATTCATTCGTTATGGATGTCGTCAAGCTGCCGCCCGTCCACGTGGTTGAATTAAATATGAGAGCCGCAGCCCGCATCTCCGCACGCCGTAAAATAATTGAACGGCATCGCTGCGCCGAAATCAACTCCATGTCGAAGTAGTTTTTATACATTGCGCTGTTGCGCGCATCAACAGGCTCTTCAATACCATATTCTTGCGTTGAATAAAACTCTTCGCGGAATGTAAAGCCCGTGCGGTTGTAACCGCCGCTCGATGCCCTCGTTACCTCTGGGACTTTAAGCAGCTGCTCAACAGGAATGACGCCAAACTTGCTCGCTTGCAGCTCCGCCTGAATGACAGGCAAAACTTCAAGGGCAATAAATCCGCCGTTCATGGCGTCAAGCGGATATTCAATCAGACTTCCGCCCAAATCTGGGCGAGTAACTGTAAGGGTCGAAGTTGGATAAGCCATTTATTTATCTCCTTTCATGGTTTCTTTTTAAGATTGTAATAGTATCGGTATTATTTCGATAATATCTCCGGTTTGTGATGCCGTTTCAAGCGCAATGCCCGCCAATTTGTCCGAGCCTGCGGTGTCATCGCATTTCCCGTTTGCCTTGCAATAAACCTTCGCTCCTGCGGTAACACCATCGGCGGCAACCACCTTAACCGTTCCTTGACTGTTTAATAGCCTTACGGCAACATGCCCATCTTTCGCGGCTGGCTCTAACGCAACGCCAATGGGATATTCTGTTGCCCCGGCTGTTGCAACAACGCCCACGCTTGAAAACTTCACAAACGTGTTCGCTGATATTGACCCGCCCGCTATGAAGGACTTCGTGCCTGTTTCAACATATTGACTCATAATTTTCTCCTTTCTTTATGATTGTGAAATAAAGGGCAAAACTTCGATAATATCACCGTCCGCCCCCGCCGCTTCAAGGGCATAGCCCACCGCTATTTCAGAGCTTGACGTGGTATCATCGCATTTGCCATCGTTTTTGCAATAAACTTTCGCGTTCGCCGAGATTGCGCCTGCGGCAATCATTTTCACAGTGCCATCGCAATTCAATAATTTGACCGCAACATGACCGTTCGCAGCCGCCGGCTCTAACGCAACACCAATAGGGGCATCATCCAACTCTGCCGTCTCAACCTTGCCCACCGCCGTAAGTTTGACAAGCGTGTTTGCAGCTATCGTTGCGCCCGCTATGAAGGACTTTGTGCTGGTTTCAACATACTGGCTCATATCATTACCTCCATTATCTCTTTTGATTATACGCTTCAAGATAAAGCGCGCGCAACTCTGGATTTTCGCGCGAAACGATACGAACCGCCTCGTATTTTTTACATTTGTTTTCGGCAATACAAGCCCTAATTGCCGCATTCCACTCGCGAACAGGGTCTCCAGAATTGTCAGCAGTCGGCTGAACCTTTGTTTCAAGCCCGCGCCCAGCAGGGGCTTTGGCTCTCGCCGCAATCTCGGCATCCAAGCGCGCTATATGCGCCCGCAAATCGGCGTTTTCTTTTTGCAAAGCATAAAATTGCGCCACTTGCCACGCGCTCACGGCATCCTCAACCGTTGCGCCCGCCTTTAACTGCGCCAACACAAATTCAGGGGATGCGCCCGCGCAACTGTTTTCAATCTCCGTAATTGTGGCAGGTGTTTTGGTGTCCGCTCGCGGCGTCTGCGGCTTTGTTGCCCCAGCATATTTTTCTTTAATCTCTTTTGGCGTGTTTTTGTATGCGTTCAAGATTTTTGACCACACTTTATTATTCGCCTTGCCGTCTTTTTTGTTTTCCTCTTCCTCTTCTTCCTCTTCGCTTTCTTCCTCTTTTTCTTTTTCCTCTTCCTCTTCGTCAGCGTCTTTCTTTTCCTCTTCTTTTTCCTCTTCTTTTTCTTTTTCGTCAGCCATATTTTTATCCTCCTTGTCTTTATCGTCTTCGCTCTCGTTCGCAAAGCCCATACTTTCCGCATCCGCTCCATTCATCCACGTCTCGGCGTCCATTATTGCTTTGATTTTTTCCGCGCCAAGCCCCGTCTTCCCACTGTAAATCGAAACGAGCTGCAAATCAATCGCTTCAAGCGTCTCCGCCATCTTCAAATGGTCTTCATCATTTCCATAAGTCAATGCAATTGCCCGATGCACCATCATCATCGAACCTTTTAACATCTTTATATGCGCCCCAGCCATCGCTATTACGGACGCCGCAGATGCCGCCAAACCCGAAACATAAACATTCACGCGCCCCGCCCAATGCGCCAACTCATTGTATATGGCAATCCCCTCAAAAACATCTCCGCCCGGGCTTGAAATATAAAGGTCAATCGCCTCGCCCGCCGGTATTTGGCGCAACTGCTCCGCAATATCGCTCGCCGTAAAGCCAAACTCGCCAATTGGCGCATAGATTTTTATTTCAGCCATTTTTAGGGATACCTCCATATAATTTCTACGCCACAAACTTTTCCGCCAAGATTATTGTAATATACGTTTAGTTTATCGGTCTTTTTCAAAATAACTGGGCGCGCGGGTCTAAATACATAATCTGAAAAACTGCCCGAAAAAGTCTCTTTTGCCAGCACGACATCCCAATAACTCCCGACCGAATCAATCTTTATTGTGATTGTTCCGCTGGATGCCGCATCGCCCAAATGAACGCGAACCTCATGGATTTCTTTTACTGCCTCTGCCGCAAGGTTGACGTCCAAAGCCTTCGAGGTCGTTGTTACAGATGACCAAATGCGCGCCTGCCCAGAAACAAGCGTGTCAATTGTATTTGTAGCCCCAAATCCAAGCGCGGCGCATAGACTAATCAGCGCGATTAAAATCATCCGCCCCGCGTTTTTTTTCATCCTCATCTTCCTCTCCTTTCTCTAATTTTTCAGCAGGTTGCCCTAAACTCGACTGCCCCATAAAAGCAACCTCTCGCCATGAAATATACTCACCTGCAAAATCGCTCAACTTCCGCGCGGCTTCAATCGCAAGCGCAATGTATTTTTCGCGGTCAGAAATTATCTCGCTCGCCACATCATCCCAATCTCGCCCATTCTCCGCATGAAGTCGGCGCGGCGAAGTCAATAAAGATTTTTGGCGCAACTCCTCAGCCCGCGCATCGTCAAGCGGCTGAATATAAGCCCAGCGGGGCGTGTTCCAACGATGATATTTCAGCTTGTCAGCCCGCCGCGCAATCGCCTTATCGTTCGCAACCCATACCCGCATCTTCCAATCAAAAACAGGCTCTAAAAATCGCCAAATAATCGTATTCTGCAAATCACGAAAACCCATTTTTGCCTGCTCAAATGCCCCGCGCCAACCGCTGAAATTCGTCTCGCTGGCGTCCATCAAAAGCATTACAAGAGGCATCCCCAAATTAACACCAACCAACTGCAACATGATTTTGAAATGCTCGAAAAACTCTGGATTTGGAACATTCGGCGAAAAACCCTCCAATTCCTCGCCCGGCAACCCGATAACCTCCATGCCCGGCGCAATGCCCTCTGTGAGGCGCGCTGAACCGTCCGCCAACATCTCCGCATCCTGCTCGCCATAAACCGCCGCATCGCCACCGCGAAAACTCAAATCACGCTTCCTGAAAATCGCAAAACAAGAAACAATCTGCTGTTGCACCAACTTCGCAAAGTTTATATCCTCCAACATGCCCAGCATATCGAATATGGGCGCAAAAGCCGACACCCCGCGCGTTTGCGATACCCGCTTTGGGTTGTAAATGTGGAATACCTGTTTGTAGCCGTTTTTATCATAAGCGGGAAACTTTCTTATCGAAGCCGCGCTCATTAGGGTCTTAAACGGAGAAATATCCTCAATTGTGAACCAATACTCTATCCGCCGCCGCCACTCATCTAATTTAATGCCATTTACCACATTTGGCTCTGGTTTTTCAAGCGAACGGCAACGATGCGCCTCAATCAATTGTATTTTGTTATCGCCGTCAAACATCGCAAATATATCGCCGTCCACAATCATCTGCCGCAAAATAAGCCGCTGCATCTGCATTAAGTTAAACTCGCCTGTGGCATCAATGATTTGCGGGTTGAAAGTCTCATCCTCCCAAAGCTGGTTCATCTCGGTATCAAAAACATTGTCTCCCGTTTGAAAATCAAGGCGTATGCCATCCTGAATGGCGTTCGACACGGCGCGGTCAACTGTTTGCGATACAATCACATCGTTCCTGTCCATATCGCGCGCATATTCCATTATCTTCAAAAAATCGGTTTCAGTGCGGTAATGATAATCCGCCGAGCCGCCTAACAACGGTAAGCCGCTCCGAGTGCGCCGAAACCGCGATGACCTCGCCGCAAGATAATCGTTTTTGATTTCTTGCATCACATGAGACACTGAAAAAAGTTTATCTTTATTTTGCTTCATTGATTGCGCCATGCCTTTTATCTGAAATTATTAAACGATAATACTTTCACCCTGCTATTAAACCCGCCAACCGACTGCTCAAAACTTTCAAGCCAAATCCGCGCGGCATCCATCTGCGCCTGAATGACACGAATATCATAAGTCATTTGCTCCGTTCCCGCCTGCGTGGTCGAGGTTACGGAAATTGGATATTGCAGCAACATTCGGCACGCCGTAATAAATACTCGCGCCTTTGCGGGGCTTTTATCCTCTTCATAAGATGCGTTATTGGCATACGCCGCTTTAACATCTGCAAGAGTTGAGGTCGAAGACAAACTTGACATAATTTTTGAACCTTTTGATACTACTTTATTTAAGATATATATCGCTTGCCGTTAAGACACGAGGTCAAGGTGTTCTTGCCCGCAATGAATAATAGTTTATGAAAACATGATTTCTACCATTCTACCATTCTACCATTCTACCATTTTAATATTTTATCAGGGCATAAAAAAAAAGACGGCAAGCATAACGCCTGTCGTCTTTTGTTGGGGGTGTTTGGGGAAAAAGGATAAAACCCAAAACCTCCATTATGAGGAGAAAGCGATAAAGCAATCAGCAAGCACGCGCGCTGTTGTCAAGTCTATTTTACAACTTTTTTATTCCCAGAGGTCTCCTGCTCCGCCCGCCCCGATACCTCGACCTGCTCCAATAGCCAGCGAATTGCCCCTTGCGCCGATTTTACAGCACGCCGCCGCTCATAAACAGCACCATTGTCTTCTAACGCCCGCGTTATCGCCTTCAACGTGCGCGCCTGCGTCAAGGATAATCGCCCGATGCCAAAGGTTCGCGGGACAAATGCGCCCGGCGCGGCATTCGTCAACGGCACATGGATTTTCACCAAACTCGCGCATGAAAAGCCAGACACCGCATCCTCCGCCTTTTCGTTTGCCCCTTTCTTGTTTAACTCAACATCGTGAGTAATTTTACTCATTTTTCAACTCCTATTCATAATAAAATAAGGTCTCCCGTCTGGAAGTGTAAAGCCACGCCCGCGCGGTTGCGATGAAACAACCCCTGAATAGGCTCGCGGCGCACGCGGCGGTTTCGGCGCAAGGCTCGTAAATTGCCCCACTGGACGCGCCACTATTCGCGCCCCGCAATAATGAGCCGCCGCACTCGCCATATAACATACGTCAAGCGCATGATTCGCCCTGCTCACCGTCTCCCATTTTGTTATTAGCCCCTTGCCGGGCGTGTATTCCTCAAATTTGCGCTCTGCCGTCAATTGCTTTGCAAATGATTTGTGCGCGTTCCTATCGGGCGAGAAATAAAGCGTCATCGCCGCGCCAGTGCCAATCTCTGTTGAAAATCGCGCATGAACAAACGATTTCCAATAATCAGAATTGACCTCAACCAATAAAACGCCCTGCGCCGGTATCAAGGCAAAATGATATTCATCCCCAATTACCTTAACGATGCTCCCTGTCGTTTTTGGGCGATTATACCACCTTGAAATATCCATGTTTGTGCCATAACCCTTACACGGACGCCACACTTGCCCGCCTTCGCGCTCGCGGCAAAACTCATAAACCACTTGGGCAGACTCAGTAAAGCCCGAATCAACCCAGCCCTGCGATACTTTAATTGGATGCGAATAGCCCTGCCCGTCAATCTTCCAACCCACAGAAACCGCATCGGCAAACTCGCGCAAGGCAATCATAGTCGCCCGCTCAATGCCCAGCGAATCGGATGCAATCTCAAAAGTGCCGTAATCAACCACATGACCGTTATATTCCGCATCCCACGCAATCGCCGCCCACGTGGCAAACCGCTTGCCCAAATCAACCCCAATCGTTAGCCATTTTGACCCGCGCGGCGCAATACCTCTCGGCAGGTTGCTCATGCGCTGTTCAATTAAGGCAGAGTTCAAATGATGAATGCTTTGGATGTCGGGCTTGTAGGGCTGCGCCCACGAAAATTGAAGCATCCGCTTCTCGGCATTTTCTTCATTATCCTCATATTTCGCTTTCCACTCCTTTTGCCCCAAAAGCGAGGCGGGGACAAACATATTATTCCCAGCATTCCAGCGCAAAGAAAAGGTATCCACATGCTCCCAGCCCTCCCGATGTTCCAGCACTGCATCCAAATTCGCCTGATAACGCTCTTCCTCCGACAACGAATGAGCGCACAGCGGGCAAGCAAAATAAGCCTTTTCCTTTGCCTCTCGCGGCGATTTGGCATCCTGCCATCCGACCAGATTTTCACGCTCCAAAGCCATTCGCCCACCGCAATGCGGGCAAAGCAACATTATCTTGCTATTAGTCCCTGCGTTTAACTCTTGCCATATCCGCCCCTTTTCAAGCGATGCGGTGCATTCCATATAAATCCGCTTTCGCTCGCCAAAAGACTCCGTTCGCGCCTCAATCTGGTCAACGGGGCTTGCCTCACGGCTTGCATCACTCGCCTCATCATATCCATCAACTTCTGTGAACACGCAAACTCGGCTTGTATAGCCCGACCTGTTTTTATCGTCTCCGCCCGCGCTCATAAACCGCAAAGTAGCCCCATTTTCAAAACTTATCGCCTCAACCTTGCCCCCTCGACTGCCCGCGCCTGTTTTGGGTATCAACGCCCCATATCTGGACGCCCGAATGGCAGGGTAAATGCTCTTCTCCCATTTGTCCTTTGCCATTGACATATCAGGCACGCCAAAAATCACATCTTCCCCAATCTCAAATAAATGATAAAGGCATGGTATCACGCAACCCACCAGCGTTTTACCGCTCTGTGTCCCGCCCACCGCAACAAAGCGATTCCAACGCCCACTATCAATGGCATCTAAAAATAACCGCGCAAATGGCTGATAATGCGCCTTGAACCGTTCGCCCCGATAAACCCCTGTGGGCAAAACAATCTCATCGCATGCGAACTTTAACATCGTCCGCAACACCCTCGAACGACTGTTCCGCGTCAGCCAAATCGCCTCCCGCAATACTGGACTCTTGCGCCTCAATAAAACCCTCCAATTCGCGCTCAAACTCAATGAGCGTATCATTTAACATAACTTGCGCATCCGCCCCATACTTCAACCCCAAACGCTCGCCCACGCCACGCAACAACTGCGCCATTCGCACATGAACCGCATGAATCGCTGGCACTGAAACCAATCGCCCCTCTTTCTGCGCCAAATCCAATTCCTTTAATTGCCCCATGATGCGCACATACTTTATTTTCGGGTCTTCCTCATCTATCGCCCCTTTTAATTTTTTCTCCCGCCACTTTATCACAGCAGGCAAATCATAAGACCCAGACTCCAAACGCGGGCAACCGGAATCAATCCACCTCGACAACCCAGAGCGCGTAATGCCAAAAATTTTTTGTAGTATCCGCGAAGGCACAGCGAAAATATTCGCAACAGAAATTTGCCCCTCCAAATTTTCCCAATTCTTCTTTACTCTCATGCGCCAATCAATCCAACGCGCCGCGCCACACTGTCAAGGTGAATTCCATACCATTTTACCATTTGAATATTCTACCATTCTATCATTCTACCAATAGTAGTTGACGCCAGCCCAAAATCGCTGGGGCGAAAAAATGTCGAAAAGTCGCGCGCCCTGCATTTTTATTGCCGGAAAGAACCTAAACGGTTGTTCGCGTGTAAAGAAAATGTGTAAGCGATTACACGTTTGTGCAATGTTTTACACACGCCTAGATTGTGAAATGTTTCACTAACTCGGGCTTTTTCGGTTTGTTGATTGCTTAAACCAACCATCTGGCTCATGCCCCATGATATGCTTTTTTTATGGGGAAATATCAAGCCGATTTTTGACGCGCAAGGCGGACAATCGTATGCCGGCACAGCCGCCGCCATTTGATTTTAACCCCACACCCCCACCCCACCCATAGACTCACATGCCGCCGACGAATGCTTTGCGCTGATACGCCTACCACCCCCATCCCCATTGCATAGATACAAATACAAACATATAAAAGTAAGGCAAACGCAAACGCGCAAACATAGACGAATTTTTTTCGCTTTTTTTTCGCCCCCGATTTAATCCTTATTTCATCTTTTTTGAAAATCGCCGGAAATTACGCCAAAAATATTTTTATTTTTTTTTATCATATCACCATATATGGTTGATTTATGTAGGTTTACGAGATAAAAAAAATGAGAAAAAAATGAGAAATAACTATTGACAAAGCAAAAACATCTATAATATAAAGTAGACATAAAATTGATTTATAGGAGGATAAAGAGATGAAAAATGTGATTGACGTGTTACCCAACGGTAAAACTATTGACGAGGAGACAGCTCTTGAGCTGCTCGAGGAGTGGATGGATGATGAACTCATCCACCCGGATTATGACACGCTGGAGGTTATGAGGATGTTCGGCGGCGACCCCGACGAAACCTTAGCGGATTACTATTTCCGCAAAAAAATAGAGGCGGGGCTATAAAAAAGGGAGGAAAAAGAGAAATGAACAGAATCAAAAAAGAAATGGAAAGAGGAAAGTATGAGCTGCTTATTTCAGAGGATTATCATAGCATAGACTTATATATTGATGACGATTTACTTTTGGCGTATTACGACGGAATAAGCGTCAAGGTTTGCGCTGATGGATTTAAGCGGTCTGACATTCCGGCATACGTCAAGGCGGCAATGGTAAAAGAATATGATACTCGAGGATTGGATAAAATGGGCGGCATCGTTTGACACTTCACCCGCGCCCGTCAAAAATTGCATAAGTTGAATTTTTTGCGGATGATTCCCTATCATCCGCTTTTTTTACTGGCATAGCACAGCCACAGGCACAGGCGTGGCGCAGGCACAGGCATGGCATAGGCACAGGCGTGGCATAGGCACAGCCACAGCACAGGCATGGCACAGGCACAGGCGTGGCATAGGCACAGGCGTGGCATAGGCACAGCCACAGCACAGGCATGGCACAGGCACAGGCGTGGCATAGGCACAGGCGTGGCATAGGCACAGCCACAGCACATCCGCAGCCACAGGCATGGCATGGTGGCGGGGTGGCGGGGTGGCGGGGTGGCGGGGTGTGGTGGCGGGGTGGCTTTGCCATAGCCGCGCCCGATTGATGGCGCGGGTGGCGGCGGACAAAGCGATTAAACGCCACAAAATCAGGCAAAAAAAACCGTGAAAAACTTCACAAGGCATAAAAAGATTGTGAAATAAACCACAAAGCAGGGCATGGGGTTAGTGAACTTGTTCACATAAGTGTAAGAGGTTGCACATCGAATGAGTAAATTGTTGCACAATATGGGTAAGGATGTTCACAAATGTGTAATGATTTACACACCAAAAACCGAAATCGTGTAAGCCCTTTTTTTTGACCCTACCTTACACTTTTTGGGCGGACGGAATATATTTTGGGTGGATAATCCAAAAACCAGTCGAAAGGCGAGCGAAATAGATATGAAAGCCAAAACAAAAAACGACCAAAAGCCCCAGCAAAACACCGGCGAAAATGCACGAAACAGAGCCAAAACGCTGCGCCAAAGCCACGCCAAAATGATTTGCCACACGCCCGATGCCCGCGCCATAAACCCCGCGCCGCCGGAAAAAAATTCGCCCAGAGTGCCGACAAACAAGCCAAACAAATTGCGCGCCGATTTTGAAGAGGGGGGGCAGGGGTCTTTTTTTATCGCCGTTTTAGGTCGCCGCTTTTTTTGGAGGGGGGTCTTGTAGGCTTTTCTTCTTCTGGTTGTTGCTCCCTCAAAGTGCGCCGAACCCGCATTCTATGTCTTTCTTCAGCTTCAATGTCAGCTTTCCTTGTGGCACTTACCCGCCCACAAATACCAGATAAATCTAATGTATCAAGGAAATCTCCCACTTCATCAAGGGTTGAGTTCTCTATGAACGAAAGCAACTCCTTTGCTCCTTCATTGCCATCCTCACACATTTTCTTTACTACTTTAATAAACGCGGGTATCTGTTCTCTATTAAATTTCACGAGTCAACACCTCCTGTCGTCTTAATGTTCCTGAGGGGGAAGGCAGGGGAAAGCGGGTCAGGAAGTCCGCCTTTCGGGTCGCGTTCCCTATCCCCTACACTGTTAAAAAACTAATCCCTTTATTTGCGCCGCATCGTCAAGGTTAAAATCGCCCTTAAATGCCCTTTATTTTGACGTAGGGGGCAAAACGAAGCCTTGCCCATGTCTTTTATCACATAAACGCCCAAAACCCCTTAAAATCAATTTGTGTGGTTTTTGAGGGTCATTTTTTGGCATACTAACCAGTTAATAATAGATAAATAACTTTGAATGTAAGCCCACCGTGTTTTTTTCGCCCCTGATTTTCGCCATTTTTCATCTTTTTTGAAAATCGCCGGAAATTACGCCAAAAATATTTTTATTTTTTTTTATCATATCACCATATATGGTTGATTTATGTAGGTTTACGAGATAAAAAAAATGAGAAAAAAATGAGAAATAACTATTGACAAAGCAAAAACATCTATAATATAAAGTAGACATAAAATTGATTGAAAGGAGAAAAAAAGATGAAAAAATTAAACGCAAAGCGGTTTTGGGTTGATGGCGCCAAATTAGAGACCTGCGGGATTTATACGCCGCGACAACTGTCGTATTTGTACCGCCACAACAAAGAGGAGCTGGCGGAAATTCGGAAATTGTTGGACCATGGGAATACTGTTCGGCGGAAAACATCCGTCGGGGAAGTGATTATTCGAACATATATGAATTAAAAAGGAGGAAAGAAAAATGAACAAGGAAATGGATGAAAGAATTATCGAAGAAATACTGCGCGGAATTGATGATTTCGCGAAAGCCCTCGATGAAAAGTTCGGAAGCTATGCCATACACGGTATTCTCTATCCGTGTAGTGAGATTTTGGAGAAAGCGGATAGAGCCCGATTTTATGAGCTTTTTTTTCAATGGATGGAGACCGGGGAGGTTCAAATCGTGGAGGTAAAGCCCGAACTGACAAAGGTTGACTTCGACAATTACCTCGATGGCACCGAAACCATCGAGTTTCTCGGAAAGGAGTATCTGCTCTCCTACCTATTGGAAAAGGTAGATTGGGACAGATATTCCTCTATGCTCGAGGATTGGATAAAATGGGGCGGCATCGTTTGACACTTCACCCGCGCCCGTCAAAAGCGGGCGCCTTTTTTCATCTTTTTTGAAAAACCGCCGGAAATTTATCAATCAAATGTGGGCAAAATTGCTCAATATAATGAGTAAAACAGGAGGACAATATGACCGCAACCGTAATAAAAACTTGGAGCAAGGCGCATTATCGCACATGGGCAAACGCCGAAAAGGTTTTTATCGCCCCAAACAAAAAACTTCCGTTCCATCGCTGGAACGAATTTTGGCAAAGCGTTGTTACGCGCGGCTGGCGTCCGGGCGAATTTTCGGCAGTCGAGCATCGAGGCGTGGGGCTTTATCCGAAATACTTTTGGAAATGGCGCGCAGAGTTTGAGGGCGAGCCTTTGGGGGTTGAGGAAAAGCCATGCTTCTATCGGGGCAATGGCAAAAACGCCGGCGAGAAAATGCGACTGAAAAAAGAGGTTTTTGAGATGATACATAAAGAAAAAACAGGAGGTAAGGAATAATGCGTTCCATCAAAAAGGGCGGGACAATGACACATGATTACTTTATCATCCTCGATGGGCATGAAGAGCATCCTATTCCCATCACCCGCAAACAGGCGCGGGCGCACTGGGCAAGATACAATTCTGCACCTATGCCAAAAGGGGAAATCAAAATCGAGCGAATGGCGGCGCGCCTTATCCCCGCCAAACTATATTTTAAGGAGGCGACAAAATGAAAGAACTGCTCAACGCCTTTGCCGGCGGCATAATCATCTTCACGGTCTTCATCTGCCCGATGACTTATTATTACCTTGCGCTTTTCCATGATGGTATCAAACAGCCAAAGCCAAAGCGGAAAAAATAAAGCCCGCAATACATAGCGCGAAGACTTTTAATGCCCACTGCTTTTCCGGCGGGCGTTCCAGCGGTCAAGCTCCCACCGCCGGCATCGCTTGCAGAATGAGCCGCCGCCCTTTATCGGCGCAAAGCACCGCACGCATTGGCGCAATTCGGGCATTTCGCGCGGCTCTGGAAGCGGGGGCGATTCCTTACCTTTTGGCTTTGGATTTTGATTCGGCTTATTCTCTGTCATTCTTTTCAGCAATAACCTCAATACGGTGGTTTATCTCGGCAACATCAATATCGTCCTCAACCTCAAAAGGCTTTGGGAATGCGTCAAAATATTTATATCGCCGCAACCATTCAATCATGGGCTTTGGGGCTTCGTGTTTCAGCAGTTCAAAGTTGTTCCCCACCTCTCCCCAAAACCATTCTTTCATTTGGCGTTGATATTCCCTTGCCCGCCTTTCTGTTTCGGTTTCTTTTGTTTCCATAGCCCCCCTCCTTAACCAAATATATCGTTGTTTTTGAGGCAATGCGGGCTGAACCAAATCCGCTCCCGCCCACGATTGACAGAGTTTCGGCTGGTTTTATATGAGGACGTGGTTTGAAAACACGTGCTTGATTTCCACTTATACACTTCCCAGCCGAGCAATTCGAGTTTGTCGTGTGTCCCCTCATACCCGCAAAGAGCAATCCTAAATCGAGGGTTTTCGCCATTCTCAATACACCACTGCTCAACATAGTTTGCCACATTGCCGAATCGCTCCCAAACCACGCCCGCAACCCGCGATTTCCCGCCAAAATAAGGGGACGGCGACTTGTATTTGGCTCTATCCCACTTCATCCTGCCCTCCTATTCAGCACCCGCTGATTTCACAATTCTCTACCCAATGGGTAGGTTTTCCCGCGCCCACGCACTAAACCCCGCCAAAAGCGAGTTTCAAACGTTTTTATCTCCTTTCCCGCCGTTGCCATCGCAAGCACCGCTAACAAGTATCTTCCGCAAAACCAAAACCTCTGCAATAATACAAGTCGGGAAGCCCCTGTCCGCCATTCGCTTCTCTCGCCATGCCGTCCATTCCTCGTCCGACCCATAAATCGCAGGAACATCTTCAAGCCCATGCCTGTGTATTATATCAGCAATATAACTCAACACATTACGCCTATTCAAACTCTCGCAACCGAGATAATACCCAAGCAAGGAAAAAAAGTTGTCGTTATAGCCCCGCCGGCGGCGTTCCACCAAAGCACCTTCAATTTTATTCATTGCAAAATAAACCCCCTCTGCCTATCGTTGCGCAAAAATTATTCAGCTGCCTCATCTCTGCGGGCGTGAACTCTTCCGCCCGATAACACGCAGGCATGCAATTTGGATAAAGATTGTGCTGCAACCTCACCGCTTGACAAGTGTCTGAAATATAATTCCTATTTGTTTTTTTCGTGGCGCGCTTCCCGCCGTGCTTCCGTATTTCCCCGCCGTTGCGCATAACAATCCGCCTTATCGTGTGCCTCCTGATTTCAAATTTTTCCTCAATATTAGCAAGTGGCTCGCCCGCAGCATAAAGGCTCATAATCTCCTTCACCTGTTCATCGCTCAAAACCAATCTTTTCATTTCCGCCTCCTTGACCGATTTTGTTTTTTTGGGGGGGCGAACGGAGGGCAACCGAACGCCCCCGCACATTTTTAGGGAGAGCTGCTCCTTTCAAAAAAAATCAGACTCGCAAAGCAAGCCGTATTCCCCAATTTCGCGCGAATTGGCAAAAAAACCTAAATAGTGTAGAAAATGCAGTTTTATATATAATATTTTCTTTTCCCGCAAATATAAGTTTTTTCGTGTTTTTTATTTTCGCCTTTTTTTCGCCCCCTGCCCGCCGCCATTTCGCCCCCTTCCAGAAAAGCGGAGCTAGCTATAATCATATTAATAGGGAGTGCAGATAATGCAGAAAATGCAGTTGTTTTTGACAGTTGCGGGGAAATAAACAAATTCGGCTTGAAATCCGACTGTGCCGCGCAATTTTTTTGATTTATATTTGTAGGAAAAGAAATATATTTAATGAAAATTGCACTTTCTACATTTATGTGTAGTTTGTGCAGTAAATGCAGTTGATTTTCACTCTTGCGGGGAAATATAAAAAAACACGTTTTGCGCTCTGAAAAATCCCGCCGCACAGCCTGATGTAGATTGTGCAGATAATGCAGATGATTTTGAGGTTTCCCCGCAAACATAAAAATCACCACACTTCGCCGTCATTTTCGTAAAAAACGCTTTCCGGAACGTCATCCGTTATAAAACCCGACTCCCTTTCGCGCCGCTCAATCTCTTGCAACAAGACGCCGTCAACCTCTTCCGTGAGATTTATGCCTCTGAATATCATGCCCTTTGCCGTGCGCCCCTCGCCTATTTTGTGGGTCTTGCCAAAAGATTTTATAATCTCACGCGAAAAGGATGTCAAAGACCTAACGTAATGACCATGCGCAATGCAATAGTTTTTATACTCCTTGTAAAGCCCCTTCTTGGATGCCAGCAACTCTGGATGTATTTTGCATTCATCCCGCACAAAAAGCAGGACGCTGTTTGACTCCTCCCGCATGGTGTTCAAATAATCTCGGCAAATCTGTGGAACGCAAAAGCCGTTTTTATTCAAGTCAACCAGCCCATCCAACGCCCAGTTTAATATCCCCTTTAATTCGTTAAGGATTGTGCTGTAAAGCTCCTTATCCATCACGGGCGCGCCCTTTGGCACTTCCTCGGTGTTTGGATTGAAAAACGTTATTTTGAACGGAACTGCGATAAATGACCGCCAATATCCCCTCGAAGAGTCGGGCGAGTAATGCATGTCATTGAGACAAAATATCCACTTCGCCTTTGGCAAAAAATCAAATGGGCGTTTATATTTCTCATCCGCCTGAATCGCCGCGTCCGCATGAACGAATTGCTTGACCACCTCATCCACGTTATCCTTGCCCGCCGAGCCTTTACTTTCGCTTGCAATATTAAGCGTTTTGCCATATAGCGTGCCGACTAAAAAATCCTTGTTCAACTGGCTCATACGCAAATGCCCCACCCGCTCCGCGCCGACCAAAGCGGTTAGGATATGGCTCAAAACCCCCTTGCCGTTTGCCCCTTCGCCCACCCAAAGCATAGCAACCTGATGTTTAGTCTGCTCCGTAAGACAATATCCAAACCACTGCTTAATGAGGCGGTGAATCGGCTTATCGGGGAAAATCTCGTCCAGCAATTGCATGAAGCGCGGGCATTCGGCTGATGGGTCAAAATCCACCGGTGTCTTATAGCGCATCCGCACATCTGGCGTGTGGGCGTGAATATTAATGCGTGAATTATCATATGTCAAATAGCAGTTGGCGGCGCAGATTTTCCCGACCTCATCCTCCCAAATCGCCCGCCTCTTGAACCGCTCTGGATGTATCCGCATCAAATCAACCACTTCATTGATATAACGAGATGTCGCCCTATCGCCCATCAAGCGCGCAATGCGCCCACGAATTTCCTCATCCCAAACCTCGTGATAAATGCCCGCATCATATTCAAACCAAGTCCCCTCCACGTTGATTAAATTTGGGCAGGCATCCAAAACAATATTCGCCGCAAGGGCTGGCATAAACCCGCCTTTTTTCCCGCAAAACAGATTGATTTCCTTTGGCGCAACCTCAACCGACACCAACTGGTTCAGGTATGTTTCGAGTTGCCTGTCGGCGTATGCGTTGTTTACGTCATATCCTTTGGGCAACCCATCATCCCAATCAATGCGTTTAATAAATCCGCTATACCCCAGCCCGCGCAGGGCTTCTGCCGTAGCCGCCGCCGCCTTTGCCCCCGCCTCATCCGCATCGTAACACAATACAATCTGGGTCGGTTTGACTGCAATAATCGCCTTTAATTGTTCCAGCCCACGCGAACCTTCCCCCGTCGCCCATGACACCGCCACGCGCCCCTCTTGGCGCAATAAAAGCCATTTTTCCTCTCCCCCTGTGATATGAACCGCATCGCCGAAAACAAGGCTGTTCAGACCATACATCGCGCCGCCGATTTCGCCCGCAATGACTAAATTGCTTCGCTTGCCGTCTCTATCGCGCGAAAGCGAACGGAACTTAAAAGCGACAGGGTCGTTTTTATCTGGGCATGGATACACAACGCCAAGTCCGAGAGTGGGATGTTCATACAGCCCCAGCCCCGCTTCCTCAACCGTATGCCGCCGCAATCCATATCCCGCGAGTAGCCCCATAGCCTCTTCGTTTTCAAGCAGGTCATCGCGCCATGTGAAATCCATCGCTGTCTTGGCATCATCAATGGTCATATCCTTTTCGCCCTTTTTCGCGCCCGCCCTTTTGCGCACTTTTGCCGGCGGCGGGTCTCCTGTCAGCCCGAATTTATCTTCAAACCATTTGAAAATATCGCGGTTTTCGGTGATGTTGCACACCCGCTTTACCAAATCCCACGCCCCCAAAGTTATGCCGCAAGAATAGCAATGATATGTATTGCGCCGCCCCCCAATTTGCGCGGACGGCGTATCCTCGATATGAAATTTGCACAGCACTTTTCCGTTGCGGTCAGGCTTTGCCCCGCCCAGCCGCTCCCAAATATCAGCAATCGGAATATCATTTAATTTTTGGAAGAATTGAGTTTTGCTCATCTTTGTTTAGCCCTTTTATTTTATTATATTTATCAAAGATTTTAGCGCAGTGATACAGCATTGATTGCTCCACAAAAAGCCGAGCGTTAAGGCGAGACTCGGCAAAAAAAATTGGTACTCTGAACCGCTGAATGATTGAAATTATAGTGCCTATTGCCGATTGCGGGATCATGTCGCTTTTATAGTCGTGCTTAATTATTTCGCCCACGCCCCCCGTCTCTACAACTATCATTGCCGCCGGAATTTTTGATAGCAGGGCAATTTCGTGATAAAAGCGCGCCCGCCCCGCAGTGAACCATGACACCAGTTCATCAATCGAACTCTTGCGCTCAACGGCGAAATCCCCTTCCAGCCCCGCAATCGAATAATCCCCAGCCGCAAGCGGGCGGACAATTTCAACAAATCGGTCTTGCGAAAAGGAAAAAGGAAACTGCTCCCCCGAATCAATGACGACTGGCACTCGCCCCTTGAACGGCGTTTTCGGCAATGTAAAATCTCGCTCAATTTGGCTGATGCCCCTCATAATTTGGTTTCGCCAATTTCGTCTAATTTCGAGCGAATTGCGCCATGAAGGGCAACCGCCTCCGCAAGTCGGTCAAGATATTCAATCGCATCGCCCAAAGTGTCGCCCTGTGCAAACTCAATTTCATCATTTATATCGTCTGATTTTGGGTCTTCAATAAGCGAGAACAGGCGGCATCCCAGCCCCTCGAACTCTTTAATCCACGAGAAAAGAGACATCGGCTTGCGCCGTTCTATTTTCGACTTGTGGTCATCCACCCGACACCAGAACCATTCATACAGATTTTTTTTCTTTATTGCCATCTTTCGCCCCTCCGTTATTTTATTCTGCATCCTGAATATAAATCGCCCCGTCAATTTCGCCCTCTTCCTCTGATACATAAGTCAATAGTAGGGGAACATTATACTCTTTAGCAAGCCCCAGACACTCCTGCACCCCGCTCTTGCCGATTGACTCGCCGCCGTCCAGCGTCAGCACCCGAATTTTTGGCTTTTCAGCCGGCGCATTCAAAATGGCAGCCGCAAGCGCAAACACCGTCCGCAACTGCATTGACTCGCCCTCGTTGATTAACGGATTGCCGTGCAATGTAATGCCCTCATCCCCAAACCCCAGACCACGAATGGGCAACTTGGCGGCTTCCAAGACCCCCGTCTTCTCGCTGTCAATCTCAGCTATGCGCGCCGTGAGGTCTCCCGCTTTATCAACCAATTCTTCCAGCCGTTCATATTTTCGCGCCCGCCGTTCCCGTTCCTCAATCGCTCTGTTGGTCGTTTGCGCCAAAATCAAATCTGCTTCAAGTTTTTTTGGGCTTTCAAACGCCGATATGTCCCCCAATTGCGCCTCCAACTTTACAATGTTTTCGCGCGCCTCTTTTATTTTTTCTTGAAGTGTTTGCACCTGCGCCATGATTACATGCGCCGCCTGAATGCGCTTCAATAGCAAGGTCTCGTCAATAAAATCCGCCGGCAAATCAGGCGGTAACGGCTCAAAAGCGTCAATCTCGCCGTTCAAGTTTTTTATATCTCGGTTTATATCCCGCCGCTCATTATACGCCCGCTCTCGCTCTTCATTCAAGGCGTCCAGTTTTTCTTTCAGCCCCAGCGATTCAAGTAATTTGTCCACCTGCTCTTTTGGCTTCAACAGGCGAAAGGCGTTTAGGTCAAGCCCGATGGTGTGGATAAAATCCTTTACATCATCCCGCCGCAATCGCATATAGCCGTCCTCGCTTTTCTTGACGCCCACGACTTTTAGGGCAGGCTTGCCATCCTTGACAACCATTCTACAAGTGAACGCATGCCCATCATCATTGCGCAAAAGCATTTCCGCCTCCGCCTTTTCCGCCCCGCGCCTAACCATTTTTTCAGGGTCAAAGCGGTCAGTCTTTCGCCCTGTGATGAGGTATTGAATTGTTTCAAGAATTGTGGTTTTGCCCACATTTGGCGCGCCCGCAAAAATTGCTGAACCGCCATGCAACTCGCATTTTAGGCGGCGAACCTTGCCGACATTTTCAATTTCAAACCGTTGAATTTTGTAGTCATTTGCGCCCATTGCCCGCCCCTCCTTAAATCTTCACGCCCTTTTCAGCGGCGTATTTTACTGCAACATCCAACATCCGATTTGCGCGGTCAGGAGTGTTAATGTCTTTCAGCCCCGCCCGTTTTAAGAGCCTCTCCAAAGCCTTTTCCGCCGAGATTGCCCCGCCCCCCAATTGCTTTGCGAATGCCTCACAAATCGCCATGATTTTGCTTTGCGTCTCTGCCAGCGGGTTTGGCTCTTCTTCCTCAAAAAGCCCCTCTAAAAACTCCGCATCCAGCCCCTCTGGCAATTGCTCGTCCGCTTGCTCCGCCTCTGGGGCGGTCTCAACAATATCATGGGCAATTTCAGCCTCTTGCTTTGGCTCTGGTTTTGGCTTTGGCGCAACAGGCGGCGGCGGGGGCGTTGATTGCGGCGCGCCGATAATAACAGGTGTGCCGTCAAAGATTTCAACATACGGCGCGGTTTTGGTATAGTTGGTGTATTTTGCCGGCGCATGTTCATGCGCATGCTCTTGCGGCTCGACCGACTCCATATCCCCCTCGATTTTAAGCCCCCTCAAACGATGCGGGAGTTGTTTGTGCAAGGCGCGCGATAGACAACGGTTATAGAGCATATCTTTCGGATGACCCCACCATGACGGAACTTTTTTGCCATCCCCAGACGTCCTTTTCCAAAGGTTTGCCAACTTCGCATCGGCAACAGAATATAAATGCTTTTGAGTGCTGATTGTGGTCTTCAACTCAATGATGCAGGTCAAATTTGCCGCCTCCATTTGCTCCAAATTCATGCTCACAGGGGCTTCATCCGATTCCTGCTCCTTGCCCTTTTCAGTCCACCGCCAAAAGGTTTTTAGCCCCTTGACCTCCCCGCTGTTCAGGGCGATTGCCATTGCCGCCTCCGTGTAAAGCGATAGCTTTCCGTCAATCGGATAAAGTGCGTTCAGCGATTGCATCGGCGGGAAGCCGACCTCGCCCCCCGCTTGAATCGCCATGACCGCCTGCGGTAGCGTATTATAGCAACTCGGCACACATGGCTTGCCGACCTTAAACGAATCCACCACGCAAGCGGCGAACCGTTGCAAATCAGAAAAAGTTGCCAGTTCAAGCCCCTGCCCTCGAATTGCAATTTCCTTTTTTTCATCGCTCATCCTTATTGCCCTCCTTATTTGATTTTAACGCCGAAACATCAACCGAATACAGCCATTGCATTGCGGGCGTCGAGCCGAAAATATCCGCAATGGATTCAAGCGCATAATCCACGCTCAACAGCCCCGCGCCGATTTCGTCCAGATGCTCCATTATTTTGCCTCCCTTAAATGCACAGAAAAAAAATCGCCTGCCCACACATGCGGGAACAGGCTTTTATGCACCCTTGCCCAAAATATTTGCGTGTGCTTTTCTTTTCGCTCAATTGCCCAAAGGTAACGATAAGCGGTTTTCAGCGCAACCCCATGTTTGGTCATTTTTTTTATTGCATCTTTTGGCAGGTTTTTTCGTTTGAATTCAAGGCGATACAATTGTCTTTTGTGCTTTTTTCGCAAGCCGTTTCACCTCCTTTTT